GAGATCATGCTCTCGATCTGAGTGCCGCAGAAGGGCTCCAAGAAGGTCGAAGCGCAGATGGTGGCCCGCGCGTGTCTCAGAAGCTCACGTCGCTTGTCTGGACCAACGACACCGGCAAACTCGACGAACTCCGTGTCCGGCTCCCATGCGTCCGGCTTGCCAGCGACGATTAGCCTCGTCTTGGTCGCCTCCGCGATCTGCTTGGCAATGTGAAGCCCCTTCGCGGGTGTAGCTCGGCCAAGGAGCAGGAAGTAGTCATGCTTGTGGGGTGAGTATGTGAACTCGTCAAGATTGAACGCGTTCGGGATCACGGCGTCATACCAGAAATCGTTGCTGGCGCTGACGGCGGCCTTGTTGCCTTGATAGCCGTGCATGATCGCGTAGCTCTCATAGACTTTGAACTTCGCGAACGTGCCATTGGGGTATCCGATGCCGCTCTCAACCGTGATCAGGTCCGGATGCGCCATGGCGATGGACTTATGCCAATCGCCGAATGTGCAGAGCAGAAAATCGCCCGGCTGCTTGCGCACGGCGATTGCTTCGATGGTGTTCTTGTAGAACGACAGATAGCATTGATCAGTTTGCTTGAACGCTGGCCAGCCATCCTTGTGCCAGTCGTGACCGGGATACGACCGCTCAAGATCGAAATCGTTAGTGACCGAAACACTCTCGTCGCAGTCCACTTTCGAATTCATGTGACCATAGTGGATGACCTCATGACCTTCGGCCTTGAGCATCTTGCAGAGCTTGACGACTTTCTGCGTGAAGGCGCAGTTTGAGTATTCAGGGGTCGAGACAGTGTGAGCCAAGCCCAAAACGTGGAAACGAAAAGGCATAGTTTAACTCCTTATGACGCACGAGAAAAGACGCACCCCCAATTTGGGGGATGCACTTATACGGAGAACGCTGTTAGACGGCTTGGGGCTTGGTATCGCCGATCTTCGAGCCCACCAGCGCGGCAATGTCAGCAGCCTTGGCCGGATCGGCCTTGACCAACAGACCTTGTTTGGTGACATTCCAACCCGCTTTACTAAAGGGGTTGTTCGCGCCGTGATATGCGCCGCCACCGCTCTTGCCCAACGGGCCAGAGCCGCCGCCAACCGAGGGCGGCCACCAATGCGGTGACTTCTCGATCTCGTCTTTAAGCCATTCAGTGGGGGTGAGCCCTGCCACAGCACCCGAGTTGTCCTTGGTGATGATGCGGCCATCTTCCGTACGTTCGAAGACGGTCTGACCCCGCATCGCAACGTCGCCGATAGCACTCGGCAGCACCTTGGCAATAACCGCCGCGTCGCGAATGGCGCGAGCGATATCGCCGGACACGATGGTCTGGCGCAGTTCGACGGTCTCCGCATCCTTAGCAGCCGTGGCGGCCTTCGCCGCTTCGAGTTGCTTCTGGAGAACGGTCTTGTCGCGCTCGACCGGCGCAACCATTTGCTTGACGCGAGCCTGAATGATCGGCTCCAGTTTCGCCTCGTCGATGGTGCCATCTTTTTTGATGGCATCCAACTGAGCCTTGGTCTCTTCAAGCTCGGTGGCCTGCGAGTGGTATACTTCCACATCGACGCCCTCGTAACCCTTGAGGGCATCCTTGACGACCTTGTGGTCAGCCTTTTCCTTGCGGAGGGCTTCCGTCACGCGGTCGATATCGGCTTGGGTCTTCACGCCCGTGACGCCGGTTAGCTCCCATTTCCCGTTCTTCTCGGTGTAGAGAGTTCCAAAGCCCTCCGGTATTTCCTCTTTTGTATCGTACAAAGTTTTTAACATAGTAAATATCCTCCATAGTCACCCGAGCGGACATCCGTTCGGGCACCGCTCATGCGGATTTGCGATTTCGTTTCTTGCCCGGATAGGCCCAATTGATCGGCCCAGACTGAAATGGTCGCTCCAAAAAGAGTGCACGTAGACGTAACCGTCTTGGGCTATCTATAAATCCATCGACCTGTCCGGTATTGCAACCATGACAACACCATCCGCGAAAGCGTCCGGTATCATGACAGTGATCAAAGTGCAGAGTTTTGTTTGGTGCTCCACCGCAACATTCACAGTTCTCAGGTCGCGGACGATTTGGTATTTCAATTGGCATTTTGTGAGTACTGGCGAGATGTTGAGCCCTAACTTTGGGTGTCTGCTCCCGCACGGTCATAGCCGCTTTACGCTCTGGTGTCTGATGATACACTCTTCGCTTAGCCTTTCGTCGAGCCCGGACTTCTGGATTTCGTTGTTGCATCAAGCGCGCTGCCTTGCATTTCGGCGTCTGCGCACGCGCACGCCTACGGGCGCGTTTAGCTTTCGGAGACTGATCGGCAAAGGACGAAGCACGTTTACGTCTAATCTCTCCATTGGGGTGATCTTTGTGCCACTTAGCCTCACGCCACGCATTGAGACGCGTCCTCTGCGCTTCAAGCGATTGATTGGCATATGGCATAGCTAAGTCCTCCTAACTCATACGTCAGACATCTGACGGATGCCCGCCCATGCGGGTTTTTCGTTGTTTCAACAGCCCATGCCCAAGGCGATAAATCTGCTGCCGGGTGACCTCCGTCTGGCCATCGGTACCGTTGTTACGGCGAGAGCCAAGGACACGGTGAGCGATATCAGTGTTGCCTTCCCCTGCGGTCAGGCCGATACTGATTGCAGTCTTGATACGCTGAACATCGTTATGACAGAGCGCTCGCGCCCATGTCGCAAGCTCATACCCGTGAATTTTCAGGTTCTTCGGCTTGTCCGAGCCGTCATGGACCTCGTCTGGATTGTAATTGGTCATCTCTGATCGCCCGATCTCCAGCCGCGACTTTGCTGGCGCTGATCTTGACGCGCCTGCTTTCGCTGCTGTTGTTCGCACGACAGCGGCGGCGGTTCATTCGCACTAGGTTTCTGTTGCGCGTTCGCACTAGGTTTCTGTTCGGGCTTCTCAGAGGTCACTTGGCAATTTATCCCTTAGGTGGCGGAATGCCCGCTTGATGTATTTCTCGCGAAGTGCCGCGATCTTCTTGGCAAGGTTGTTTCCGGCGGTGATCGCGTCGGAGACCTTGGTTCGGTTAAACCCCGCGATGTCCATGAGGTCGCCCTCAATAAGGTCGCGGATCGCAGGCTCGCTCGCGTCAAGGTGGTTGACCGCCTCCATGAACGCGACGATAATCTCTTGCGTGTACGGATCACGCCAATCTCGATAACCGGCCTGAGCAAGAGCTTCTTTGAAATCCTCCGTGATTTCACCAGCCAACTGAACGTCCGGCGGGAGCATCATCTCGTCTTCTTCGGTCCACGGGTCAGGCTCGCCCTCGGGATAGGCAAGCGCAAGATACCCGTCCCGTGTAATCGGGAGATCGTGCCTTTTCATCCAATCGATAATGCCGTCTTCTGTTGTCATCTTTTGCCTCGTTAACCATACCTCACAAACTACTTGCTTTTGGCTCTCAAAACACTGTATAGCATGTGGAGTACCAAAAAGGAAAGGAAACTTCAATGACCATGACAGTCAACGAAGCCAGCACCAAGAAGTTGAAAGCATACAGCTATGACGATCTCTCCGTTGTAGTTTACGTGATCGATACCAGCGGCAAGGTCGTGTTCACGGCATTACGTGACCACAACAAAGTCTGGAAACATGCCAGCGTTACAGTCGGCGATCTCACCGATTATTCGCTGGTCCTAGATTATGCCGAAGTCGAGCGCCTCGTCACCGAAGCCAAGACATCGCTTTCTGACTGACCCGTGCGGGCCTTGTAGGCCTGCCACGCGTCTCCATTCAGTTTCTGCGAAGCGGCAAGGTCTGTATTGTACTTCTTGACCTGAGCCTTGGTGAACTTGGCCGGGTCCTCATTACGCCATTTTTCGAATATCCCGTGACCTTGTTTGGCGACCGCCGCCTGATCTTTCGAAACCATGTAGTATTCGACCATCTGTCCGTTCTTCATCCGGAAATCGATTGGCAGCACTCGCCAGCCCCATTCCTTTGGCGCTGTAAGCTTGTCCGCGTCGTACTTCAAAACCTTGAACTCGCCGCTGGCCTCCAGATGATCGACGATTGCCTTGGTGTCCGCAAAAGTGTTTACTACGGATTTAAACCTCAGACTATCCCTGATGTACTCCACTCCGAACCAAGGCTTCGCGGCAAGAACCGATGGCCGCGCGGCTTTGGATTTGATCCTGTCCGTTTTCTTGACATCCGAACTGGACTGGGTGCCGTACATCTTATCGATTTCGGCAATCGCCTTATCGATGATCGGTTGATTGACTTTGGTCAGCCCTACCAGCACAGCGACTTTTTCATCCGGCGTATCACTGTGCTTGATGCTGTCGTTCTTTGGCTCTCCAGCCGGCGGCTCGGTAGACGGAGGCGGCTTGGTTGTCGCTGCTTTAGCCGCCTTTTTATCTTGTGCCGCTTTTTGTTTGGCCGCCGTGTCAACGCGACCCTGCACTTTCGCCGCTACATCTTTCTCCACGACGTCCCAGATTTTCTGCTGCGTATCCTTGAGCGATCCAGACCCATTGTGATATTCAGTCCAAAGTGCGTCAACCTTCGCGTTCGCTACTTTCGAGGCCTCTCCAAACGTCGCCTTCTTCGCATCCCATGTGATGGCCTGCATCATTGCGGCGACGGGAACACCCTCTTTCGCAGCGGCCTGTCTGACCGCATCAGCGTAAAAACCATATGTGCCGCTGAGCCCAGTCACAGCCGAACCACTGGCACTCTTCACACCGGGCTTGGGGTTTCCGAAATTCTGACTAACCTGCGCAGAGGTTTGTCCTAGTGAGCGTAATAGCGCCGCGCCTACTTCGTGCGTATCAACGGTATTGTCGTTGTTCGGAGAACGAGGGTCCAAGATGTTGTTATAGAACGAGCGCACTTTATGTGCGCTGCCCATCAGCGGCGATATTTTGTCACGGTCTCCCTTCGCATCTATAGCCAGTATGGCGCTTCTGACCAGATTGTTCGACTGCCAGACCAGCGCACTTTCCTTGCCGTCTAGGTTCGTCGCGAGTGGGCCGAGCGAACCATCCGGCTGGAAAATGTGGTAGTTCTGCGGATTGTACGCTGTATCGTATGTCCTGATCCATGCAGCTTTTTCGAGCGGGTCTGTCAACTCTCCCAGAGTTTTGCCTGAAATGGCTTTGATCAATTCCAGTTTCGCCCCTTGCTTCGCGTCATAGGACGCTTTGAATGCCGGGTCTTTCATTCGCTCGGGGGTCACTTCGACCTTGTTGATATATTTCGTATCCCATACATCGTGGACGATTGCATCCATTTTCGCATCGAACTTATGGTTTTGCTGGTTCGCGTAGACGTCAGTGATGCGCCTCGCAAGCTCGACATTCTGGTTCCAGTCTTTGCCCGGTGACAGGATCGCGACCACGCCGACCGCGCTCGCTAGTTCAATCCCATGTTCTTTCCCGAGTTGCTCAGCAATCTTGTGAGCGCCGTCATACCAAACCATTCCACGCGTTCGGATGGCGTCTGTCGTATGATTGTACACGAATTGCAGATTGCTCGCCAAGTGATCGACGATCACCTGAGCCTGCTCGCGTATCGACTTCCCTGCGAAATCTCCCTCACGAAAATTCGGATATAGGGCCGGGTCTTTGAAAAGCCCGACATCGTTTTCGAGATTTGCCTTATAGAGCGCGGCGATTTTTGGGTCAGTAGCGACGCGCGGATCATTGTCGCCAGCCATCGATGCGACACTAGGCTGTTTGTAGGTATCGAGGAGCGCCTTGACGTGAGTTGGCTGGGCGGTCGCGATCTGGCCCGCATGACCACCCGCGCTTCCGCTCATCCATCGGCCGCCGCCCGTTTCTCCAGCCGGGTTGCGTGGTTCGTCTGGATTGTAAGCCATCAGCCACAGTCTTTCGGATGTTGTCCGCAATAGTGATAGCGTACACTGGATAGACACTCCATGCGCGCGATCACGTCATGACGTGGGCAGTCGTCGCCCTGACCGCTCCCTGAGCAGAAATTACACACATCATTAGGGTCTTCGCGCGGAAAAAGCATGAACGCGCAGAAGATCGCAACCGCGCCGACGAGCATCACTACCCAAGACCACTTCATTTTGCAGAAGCTCCCTTCTTGCCTACTTTGCGCTGTAGCGGGACCGGCGACCCCCGCGTGTGACCCTTTGCGCGAGCGGTCGGCTTGATCGGTACGTTCGAATTCGGCGGGGTCGGCCCTGCGGGACCGGGCGCCGGCTGACCCGCTGGTGCAGGAGATGGTCCGGGTCCGGCGGCGGAAGGCGGACCGGGTTGCGGATTAATCCCGTCATCCAAGAAAGTATCATCGGTGATCTGCTGTTGAAACGGACCCACCATAATTCCCAGCATGGAGGATGCTTCTTCTTCGATCTGCCAGTTTTCCTGTTCAAAATCCATCTCCGTCATGTCATTCATCTGCATCATGCGATGCATCGAGCGAAGCGACAACGGCAGACCGAGTTGCTTGGCCTGCATGAATGCAAGCAGTGCCGCGCCGGCAACGGTCTGATCGGCGAAGTCTGTAGTCGGATTGACCGATACTTCGTTCGGGTCTTCCCCGATCCACTCGGCACAGAAACGGAGTATCTGTTCGAGGCCTTGTCCGCCGCACTGGGCGACGGATGAAATCGTGGTGGTGCGCGCGGCGACACGAATGCGCAGCGGTTCGCCAACCTCGCCTCGGGCATTGCCTACGTCCAAGAATGCAACACCGAGCGCCTGAGCTTCGTCCTGATCGGTCTTGAGGGCCTGACGCATCTCTCCTAAACCGGACGCTTGCACGCCGATGTAGTAGGCCTCGCCGCCCATGCGGAGATCGATCATGCCCTTGTTGCCGATGCGCAATTGACTAGGCGCAGCTTCGTCAACCGAGCCTCCGACGATCACGAGCGTGCTCTGGCCCTGCATGTACAGGGTTTGCCGGTAGTCGGCCTCAGCTCGATAGATCACGAGCGCGAGGTTCGACAGGCCGAGAAGTGGGGACACTTCCGGTTCAGGTACAAGGTCGTTCGCTCCGATGAAGACGAACGGAATAGCGTCGAGCGTCACGCCCGCGATGGATGGATAGATGAAGTCGGCCATGACCGGCATCGACGTATCATTGACTTTCACGCACACGGCGAATGGTGAACCCTCGGGCGGACGTTCCCATCCACTCTCAAGGCTCTCGGGACCCCCACGCGTCAGAACGCGATACTTACGTTCAGTCTTCCACGTGAAGCCCTCGCGCCGATACCCGCTCTCGTCGAGCACGACGAGTTCAAGCTCGTTGCGCCCCTCATTGAGCTTGCCCGCGTCCCAGTTGATGATGCGCATCGGATCGTAAAACGTGATATACGGAAGTGCCTTGTCGGCGTCTACGCCTTGCGGCGCGTCCGCGAGGAGGCCACAACGTCCGTAAAGAAGCTGATGCGTGTTGATCTTGCGCAGAAGAAGTTGCAGACCTTCGCCCTGAATGGTAGCCGCTTCCATCATGCCTTGAAGACGCGGCGGCAGTTTGATGACAGCGGCCTTTGAATGCATTATCCCCACCATTGCTTTGATGGCATCCTTGAGAACGTCGTGAAAATACGCTCGCATCAGGTATGCATCATAATCCCTCCAACCGGGGGACTGCGGAGTTGTCATGCCATCGGCTACCATCCCCTCCGTAGCCGGAAGATAGTCTAACCTCTTGGACTTGACTGCACGCTCACCCGCATAGCAGTCAGCGAGTTGAATATACTCACCGAGGCGTTCAACAAACTCGGGATGACGGTCGATTAAAGACATGGCAGTTTCCTTTCGAGGACGTGCGGTCCTAGCACGTCGTTAACCATAATGTCAAGCTCCAACACGTCGGGTCGTCATTCCCGGGGCGCTGTCGAAGCGCAGCATATAACGCGTTTCATCACCATTGTGATCCTCTGCCTCATCGTCAACGTCGTCGATTTTGAGTTCATCTCTAGGTAGTACAGGCACGCAGCGAAGCCACTGCACGCAATTTGTAGTGACAAACAGCCCGGGGATTTCCCGGTAGCCGCCCGGCGGTCGCTTGCTGGCCTTCATCCGTTTCCGGATTTGCTCCCAGCCCTGTTCGCGTGAACCGGGTCCCTTGTCGGCTCGCTCCCAGAAGATGCCGCGATGTTTGACACCGTTGAGCATGACCGGCTTCTCGAAGTCGTTCGCGATGGAAATATCCGACCCGTTCGTGTTGTCGTCGAAGATCGAACTATCGGCCGGTCCCCGGCTCACCCGTGTCCAGTTGGCGTCGCGATCCCGCAAGCCCCATTTGATCTCGCGCTCGATAATTCCACGAGCGATATCAGCAACGAGCATGCGCGAACCTTCGTTCGGCTGTCCGCGCCATCCATACCACTCGTTAATGCGGAAAAGGTCTCCGCGCACAGTCGCGCGTGAGCGACCTTTCACCACGGTGCCGTCCGAGTTTATCTTGTCGCGCAACTTCAAGTCCGTGCCGTCGCTTCGTGCGTACCAGCCGACAGAGAACGGCTTCGATGAACCATGGTCGTAGGCCCGATAAATTCTCCAGCCCGGTGGTACGTCGAACGGGTCAACGACGACCGCGTCGCGATATTCTCCCCAGATGTCGTCGAACATGCCGCCAGCAACGATGTCCCATGAGCCATCGAGCCATGCCGCCAACTCCGACGAATTTCGTGCAGAGGTCTTGATGCGCCCCTTGTACTCAGGGTCGGCATGCAGCAGCAACACGTTCTCGTCGAGATAGCCGTGGATCGCGCGGCGCGGCGGCTCGGTATTGCCATCTTCGTCCTTGCTGTCTGTAATGAGAGGACCGACCGTAGGCTTTCGTCCGTCTATAATTGGTCCGTTGATTGGTAATCGCCAGCGCGCCTTGACCCAGTTGTGGCCGACACCGTAGGGGTTCGTCGTCGAACGGATTTTGCGCGGCATTCCCTTGGCTGTCGAACGCGAGCAGGAGAACATGCTCTTGTAACAATCCGGGCTTGGCCAGTTCGTCAACTCCTCCCATCCTATCCATGGATAGGAATTAGATGATATCCAGACGTAGCCGTTCTGCCGCACGACGAAAGCGTGATTTGTTTTCAGCCCGATACAGTAGACAGGTCCGTCATAATGCGGTTTTTGCCAATCATCATTCTGACCTCGAAATGTAAAACTGGTTTTCGTGAAATGGATATTAACAACATCATCGTTCGTGCCTACGGCGTATCCGCACTTGATCGCCACTTCTGCGATATCATCCCGAAGTTGGGGAGACATACTTTCATATTGGCACGTCTTTCCGTTCTCGTTTATATGCCCGTCACCGAAGATCGCTGCGTCGAGCATAATTTTTAACAGGCGTGGTTCCGCATCTAGCATCCATCTCGGGATGAACTTCTCATAGCTGCCTCCGAGTGGATGAACTTCGGCCCACATCTCAGCATGGTGAAATACGAAGCCCCCTGTGTCCTCGGAAAATTCAATCCCCATTCGTGTCAGTAATGCGTGGATGGCGGCGCGGCCATCAGCACGCTTCTGCGATAGTGTAACTCGCTTCCGATTACGCTCCAAAGTTTTGAGCGTTGAACCCTCACTGACAAACCAACCCATAAATTCGAAGTAGTCTTCGGCGGCGAATGTCGTTGGCTGCACTTTCATACGCGAAGTCTTCAGGACTGCGGGCAATGTCACTGACGTATGCGACGACCCAACCCAATCGACCACTCGCCGGATTTTATCTCCTTGTACAAGGTCCTTGAATGGGACGCCTTCAATCAGGCTCCCGCGCTCTACCATGACCCGATGTTCCGGGGTCATTGCCATATGAGAAAAATGCGTATCAAGCGTTGGCAGTTCTCCGGTGTAATGCTCGCGAGTGACATGACCTACGATGTCCGGCGTAAGTGTGCCGTCTGGCGCGACTGAGTATGCCTCATCGCCGATCTTGAATGATCGAATATCTTTCCAGCCGCCGGGCGTCAATACTTCACCATTTTTTATACAATGCCCATGATAATTGTCGTAGTCGCTTCTCACGTCGAAGTGGGCAAAGTACAGGCGCTCGCCTGTCGGCCACTCCCACATCGTTTTCACTTCGTTGTAGATCGCCTCCGGCCAGATACGCTTGATCCACTTCTTCGACTTCTCAATGATGTCGCGCAACTGCGGATGGGTTTGTCGAAAGAGGATGCCCCTCCATTCTGCGCCCCACCCCTTGCCGACTTCCTGACAGAAGTCCATGAGAAGCGCGTCGGTTTTTCCCGGGCCACGTGTGCCCTCGTATAGAACTTCAACCGTCGTATCCAATAGAAAGAAAACCTGAGAGCCCGGCTGCGGTGCCCACACAGCCTCTTTAAGGTCACCGTTATTGTCATAGTAATACGGAACGAATTCCGTCCCTTTGCGCTTGAACATAGCGGCGGCGGGATATCCCATTATACTCGTGCCTCCGCCGCCCTCTTCGCTTCTGGTGAGGTCTTTCTCATTCATCATCCTCGGCGTCATCAAAAATAACAGGAGGCAGCCCTTCTCGCCTGTATTGATCTTCAAGTAAAGGCAAATCTTCTGGCTTATCGAGTTTCATCCCAACCACGAGCACGCCGCCGCGCACGTTGACATCCACGGTAGCCTTGTTGCCATATACATCCGGTCGGCGAGTTTTCAGGATGAACATCGCAAGGTCGGGGTCCATTTTCCAGACCGTCTCCGGCACCGGGGCACCGAACTGGTCGAGCAGATAGCATTCCGCGCTGTCTTCGGGATCACCGAGCATTCGCGCAATCGTTACTCTTTCAGGGTCAAGCTTGTATTTGACACGGCCTTGATACGTGAGAGCTTCATCGTAGCCGGAAGCTCGTCGTATCGTCGCGGTCTCGACCCGCCCGACACCTACCAGCATCGCGCTATCCCATGCCTCATGAAAGCGAATGGTATCGTCTTCATTGGCACTCTCATCACCATCGCCGAGAACCATGTCGAAACCGTCTCCCGGACGACCTTCGAGAGACCGTTGAAGCCAGTATTTAAGGGTTGAATAGTCAATACCTATGCGTCGAGCCGCGTCGGATGCGACAGGCATCTCCGCCACGTAGCTGAGCAGTCGTTTGAGGTTTTCAGGGGTATTCTTTCGCGGTCTTCGGGGAGCCCGGATACCTAATACAGCGTTTGCTGCGGCATTGTCAGGACCGTTTACCGGGTAGCTGCGCGAGCGCTTAAGCAGGGCTAGGCTTGCTTCTCCCATAGGGCGCGACTTGGGCGCTTCATCCACGAGAATTTCGGCATCAGGATCATCAGGATCATCAGGCTCTGGCCCAAGAAGGTCGTCTAGATCAATATCTCCGCTCATGCGGGTCTCCTCCGTAGTGCGCTGACCCACGTCAGCGGGGCTCTCACATGAGATGCCTCTTCTTCATGCGCGAACGCGCGCAGTCATCTGCGCGCGGAAGCGAATGGTCTTGGTAGTCGTCAGCGGAACAGGAGAAACAGGATAAGGATGATGAAGATCAATCCAAAACCACCAGTGACACCGTGACCGTAGCCGTAGCCCGGTCCGCCATTGAAGCTGAATAGGCCCCCGCCGAAAAGCAGAAACAGAATGATAAGAGCGATGATCATGGCAATCTCCTATTTGCCAAGCTGCGATCGAATGGTCGAAGCTCGGGCTTGACTAAGCTTGTCACTCGGATAATTTTCCAGATGTTTTTGTATACCTTCAAGTTGACGCTCTAGGCGTTTTTGTATACTCGAAGGTGCACACGTGTTATTCGTCGGCTTCTTGTCGGGCATTGGCATCAAATTTTGCCGTCCCAGCCCGACAGCCCATCATGCGGCGGAGGACGATGCGACATAAACGGCGGCGCAGAAATCTTGCCGTCATCTGGCTTGGGATCACCTAATGCTTCAGCAACGTCCGCTGCTGGGAGCAAACCTCGGGCGACGTGACAGCCCTTGTTGAAAACCTGTAGGTTAACAAATCCGGGGGTGGACGATGAGAAAAGCAAAATCAGATCAGTAGGCGGCATGTCCTCGATCTTGCTCAGCTTGACGAGTTTATCGCCTTCGATCCGTTTGATTAGCTTGACGTGCGGAGGAACAGTCGCCATCAGCATGTCCGTGGTCATACAGACGACGGGGGATGGAGCCGGCGCTGTAGCTGCCGGAGTATCCGGGCTCTCCGAGTTCGGGGCCATGGTGGCGAGCGCGGGAGACGCAAACAGAGCGACGGCGACCAGCGCCGGGATCAATTTCAACACGTGGGCTTCTCCGTTATCGTTGAAACGAACTGTTGGTGATCGGACCGGACGCGCGATGAGTATTGATGGCCGGGATTTTGCCGGGCGCAGCGGGTGACTTCATGCCGGGGTGGATTGGGTAGCTCTCAGCGCTGACCGTGCGCAACTGATGCTCGTTGGCGGGCACCGTAGCCTGCGGCAGGAAGCCCGAGGTTGTGTGCTGACCCGGCTCATCACTCGACGGGCCTTGATAGCCGTTCTGACCGTAGCCAGAATTACTCCGCTTCTGCTGGGAGGGGAAAGTAGGCATCTCTGAGCCTACGACGTCATCTACCATGTCCGTAATCCTCGTCTGTCGCTCGAATTAAGCTACGGGGCGACCGAGCCGACCGGCCTCATCGAGAATTTTCTGACCGATGGTGTCATTGACGCCCTGACCGTTCGCATCCTTCATGTCCCACGAAGCCTTGTAAGGCCCCTGACGCCGAAGGTTCTTGTCCTTGGGCTCGGGAGAGAGCGGGTTGGGGCTCGAAGCGTCCGGACCAAAGCCCGGGCTGGCTGGCGAGATGCCATGCAACTGCGGATCATCAGTCTGATCCTTCATACCCCACTTGTCGGGGAAATTAGTCTGAGTGTGCTTGGCATGGCCTCCACGCGGATCGACTGGCGAAGTGCTCTCGCGGTTCGTCATTGCTGGATCAACGGTCTTCGCAACTACGCCACTTCCTTTGACAGCCATGAGCTTAATCCTTTGCATAGTGATAAATTCTCGGGTAGAGTACCCCACCCTATCGTTTGGAGCAACTGGCAACTACCGGCAGGCAAAAATCTCAGCGGAAGCCGCCGAAGAAATACACGACGGCGACAATCATGAGACAAACGACGACTGTAGTGAATAGGGAATTTTGTGTCATGTCAGGTCGATCCGAGCGGCCCTCCCGATCCGGTGAATGATACCGGGGGTCCTTTTGATCCGGGGGCTGGGTACGGTTCACTCGAATTCGCTCCCGGAGCACTTGTTCCGCCCGGTGAGCCCGGCATGACAACCGGACCCTGCTTGACGCTCGGTGGAGTGCTTTTAGGATGGCCAGCGGCCATCTTTTCAGCAACCTCATCATCCGGTGTGAGCGGTCCATTGACATCATCTTCATCGGTTACACTACGATTATTTTGATCCCACTTGACGTTGCTCGTGTTGGCCTTGAATTTGCTCATGCTCCATTGCCCCCGGTCTTGATCTCGCTGCCCTTCCGGTTATTCCAGATCGAAACTTGGTTTCGGCTCACGCCTTGCTTGATCGCGGCGTTGCGGTTTCCGATATTCTGCGAAGGCTCGATCTCGAAATTCCCGGTGGTCTCGTTGCGGTACCCGCCGACATGGCCGGCCTGCTTGAGCGCGTCCGCGTGCTGCATGGCCCATGCCTGCAACTCTTTCTCGCCAGTCGGCGCGCTGCCGATTGGTGCAGGAAGCGCATGGCCGGGGATCGCAACCTGATAGCCTTTCGTGGGTGCCTCGCCATCCTTGAGCCTCATCGTGAAACCATCTCCCGGTTTCGTATTCAGGATACCCTGCACGACCTTGGGGCTCAGGACCGGCTTGCCGACCTGATTGACGCCGCCGCTGTGCGCGCCCGCTTCACTTCCATGTCCGCCTGCGTCTTTCATATCACGTCCTCATGCTTGAATGAATAGGGCATATCTTTGACTTCGGATGTCCGTGACCTAACACTTTCGCCGCTTTTCGATCATCACCATATAGCGGCCCGAGAGGGCGCTTGCCCCGACGCTGCTGGCCATACGACGAGAAGGTGCCTTTCGGTACGACTACGTCAGAAACTGTAGTGGATGAATTCATACTCGTCTGTCCTTAAGGCGAAGTGCACGGATTTCAGCAATGGTTTCTCGCACCGCATGCACCTCGCCATCGATGCGAAGAACCGTCTTCGAGCCCGGAGCGTACATACCAGCCGGTGCCGGCTCAATGATGCTGATCTTTTCGGGATCGATTTCAAGCTTGACGCCATTCGGAGCAGTCAGCGTGATCATAGCGCAGGCGGAGCCATCGAGAACGCCAGCGACAACACTGCGAACAGCATTGGCAACGCCGCGAAGTTTCCACCAAGCACGAGGAAGACGATGGATAGCACAATGCACATCCATGCGCCTACAAATTTCACTCCACCAAGAGACATAGCATTATCCTCCGTTGTAGCCTTTAACCCATTCCGCCGAAAGTTGATCCTCGTTCGGCACGAGCGTGTGCGGGTTCTCACTGATCAGGTGCCCGAGGCTCTTTGCCTCCGCGCCCTTGCCCCGCGCGATCTCAAGTAGCGTCATGCCCGGCGTCGGGATGAACGCATGCGGGACCGCGAAGGCGATGCCCATCGATTGCGCCGGCTTAGTGAAACGCTGCATCATCTTCATGCCATGCGTTGGTTGCGGGGTGGCGTAGAATACCCACGACCTGTCTTGTAACCACTCTCGAATGCTGCTCGCGCCTGTGTCTTATGGTCTCCGCTCTCTAGACCGAATGCCCGTTTGGCCCAGTCGGAATGGAAACGTGTCGTAGCCTCATCGCCTTGACTGCGAGCGCGTCCGGCTTTCTCTCCGGCTTCGGAGTATGCCGAGAGGGGGTTCATCTTGACGCCCGGTGTGCTGTCGTGAATAGGGACGGTCGCCGACTTCGGACCACCACTGGATAGCGCGGCAGCCGCCGTGCCATCCTGACTAGACCATCGGTTCAACTGCGATTGGGCGGTCGCGTGTGCGTCGCTCAAATCGTCGGTGTGATAATCGTTCTTGGATTGATAGACACCGTTGCGGAAAGTCTGCACTACGTTCTCGCCCCACTCCGGGTTCTTGTAGACCTTCGCGGAGTGTGGCCCTTGAGTGTACGTCTTCACGAGCCGCATGCCTTTCGCGCTCGGCTTGGTGCCGCCGCGCTCATCGCTTCCATGTCCCTTGGCGTCTTTCAATGGTTCACCCATTCAAAAATGATTGGCGTCGCTCAGAGAGTTTGGCGCGGTTGATCTCTTTCTTCCCGCTGGCGAAGCCCTTCGGATTTTAGCGGTTCGAAAAATCCTTGAGTGCTTCCGGAGAGCCCCACGCATGCCCCTGATCATTGTGTGTGCTGTTCGACGTCATGCTGTCGTGAACCGGGACCGGGGCCGACTTCGGACCGCTCGCCAGCGCGCTGGCCGCCCCTCGGTCGCGTGAAGCCATTGATCCGCCCGTGTTACCGTATAAGCTCTGGAATGAACGCCGAACGCTGTCCGCCGTGCCAGCGTCACCTAGCGGATTGCCGGGAGAGCCAGCAGCGCGTGAAGCCATTGATCCGCCCGTGTTACCGTATAAGCTCTGGAATGAACGCCGAACGCTGTCCGCCGTGCCAGCGTCACCTAGCGGATTGCCGGGAGAGCCAGCAGCGCGACCCTCTTTGATATTTTGCTGATCCTGCGCTACCTTGATACGATCCGCCATTGACGAACCATACATGCGCGCTCGACCGTTCTTAGTCGGCGCTTGCCGAGCATAGTTCGATCCTCCGCCGCGTCCGTCGCTACCGTGACCTTTTGCATCTTTCATTTCATTCTCTTCCTAGTTGGATATGGAATAGACCCACTCAATACCTCGAAGTGTCAGGCCGGGATGTATGCATCCCCTTGACCATTTCGTAGACCTTGTTCTTGATCCCCGCCGCGTCGGTCGTGCCTGACATGCTATCGTGCGTCGGGACCGGAGCCGACTTCGGGCTGTTGTCGACGACGGCTGTCCGCGAAGCCACATCAGACGGAGCGTCAGAGAGGCCACCGCGATTTCGATAGCCGAGCACGGTGGACGCGTCGTTGACCTGATCCGCGTACTTTCCATTGGCACTGCCGCTGCCCGGCATGCCCCGTGTCGCGCGCTCGGCCTCACTCGCATCTTTCGCGATGTAGCGAAGCTCTGCGTTGGTCTTCGTGTGATACGGGTGACCGGGGATTGGCTTCGCGCCAACGCCGCCGTTTCGTCCGTCACTGCCGTGGCCCTTGGCGTCTTTCATTTTACATGCTCCCGTGTCGCGCCCGCATGACGGTCGCATAATTCGTTTTCTGACCGGCGGTCTTTTCGCCCTTGAATACGCCGTCACCAGCGCGCCGACCGAACGGGGTCGGTGCGGAGGTCGGGTTCGCCATGCGACCGGCCATGCTGTCGTGGTTCGGCACATTCGAACTATCGCCGCGCGCCGGATACTCCGCTGCACCGCGCCGATCCGGCCCGGTGTAAGTGCCGAACGTTGCGCGCCGTTCTTTGATATCCGCGCCAATCGACCCGTTGCCGTTGCTAGTGTTGACCGCGTCCGAAAACCGCTGAGCATTGAAGCCGGGGTTAGTCATCGCAAGCCTAGAGGCCATTGCGCTGACTTCCTCAGGGGATGCCTTCGCTTCGCGCAATTGCTGTGCGATAAC